CCCCTTTTTTTTAATTTCTGATAGGTACTATGCCCTTTCCTACATATGCTGTGTCCACCGAACTGGATGCTGTTAATCAAATATTAAGCTCTGTGGGACAGGCTCCTGTCACCACGCTGGATCTACAGAACCCCGAAGTTTCTATTGTCCTTAATACTCTTCGGGAAGTTAATAAGCAAGTTCAATCTGAAGGTTGGATCTTTAACACTGAACGTGATTATGAGATGCAACCAGATGCCAACACAAATGAAATCCTGTATCCGTACAACGTTTTGCAGATGGATGCAAACGTTGAGCACCATAAAAACGAATATGATTTAGTTCGTCGTAATGGGAAGCTGTATGACCGACTCCATCACACATTTGAATTTACCAAGACCCTTCATGTTGATCTGACTTGGTACTTCGATTTCACTGATGTACCACCTCCTGTTCAGGCGTACATTGTTGCACGTGCTGCTCGTATGTGTGCAACTAAATTGATTGGTGACCAAGAGATTAATAAACTCCTTGCTGAACAAGAAGTCTATACCCGTGCTGCAGCCATTGAATATGAATGCAACCAAGGGGATTACTCGATGTTTGGATTCAGAGACGGTCACAACTATTACACAAGTTATCAACCTTATCAAGCATTGATGCGATGAGTACAATTTCCCAGAGAATCCCAAACCTATTTCTTGGTATCTCTCAACAGCCTGATAGCAAGAAGTTTCCTGGACAAGTCAGGGATGCTGTGAATACACTGCCTGACTTTGCGTTAGGTATGTTGAAGCGTCCTGGTGGTGAATACATTGAGTCGTTGACAAACGCCACCACTGCTGGTCGTTGGTTTTCGATTCTTAGGGACCAAAACGAAAAGTATGTTGCTCAGTATGCGGACAATGTATTTCGTATTTGGAGTCTGACTGATGGTTCCCCTCGTGCTGTTAACATGGGAACCAACACTGGTGTCCCTGGTACATGCAATATTGCAAACGTAAAGTCTACACTTGCTAATTACAACGCTGCAGTAGCAGTTACTAAGACAAGGTTAGATGAGCTACACACCGCTCAATCAACTTATGCTGAAACACTAGCCGGTCAAGATTCTACTCAAGAAGAGTTGTTCGATGTACGGTTCAACTATTCTCCTACGTCTGTTCCTTCTTCGGTTTATGAAACGTATTTATATTCCGGCATCCTTAAAGAGACAGATGGAACTTATATTGTAAAGAATGCTGATACTTTAGTTTCCATAAATACCACCTTGCCAGCTGGGTATAGTTTAGGTAATGAACGGACTGATGAGCAGCCAAAGCTTGCTGCACAAGGTTATCGAGTCTTTACTGCTATTCATGATGTAGCTGCAACACATAATGCTGGTCAACTGGCTACAGCATTGGCTGCCATGAATAATGCTCAGACCAACTACAGTAACGCTGTATCTGATGAATCCACTAAGCTTGGTCTTTACAATACTCAAATCAGTAACTGTGCTATTACCACAGTACCTGCTAATGCTTACCTCAAAGATGCTGACCCTAAAGACATTGAAGTTCTAACTCTCAATGACTATACCTTTGTATTGAACAAAGGGAAAACGGTACAGATGGATGCGGTGACCACTTCTGCTGCTATTCCTCATCAAGCTTTTGTTGTTTTAAGTATTGTGGGTACAGGTCATTATCAGATTACTCTTGATGGTACTATTCGTGGCACTTACAATGCTGGTACTGGTGGTGATGTAGACGCTATCCTTAATGACCTTGTAGGTGATATTGACGGTCAAACCTTTGGTGGCACAACTTTTAGTGCGACCCGAGCTGGACCTGGTATCTACATCAGTGCTACTGCTGCCTTTTCTATTGAAGTTGTAGGCGGTCCTGGTCAAGATGCCATGTACGTTTTCCAAGATACTGTTTCAACTGTTTCCTCTTTACCTAGTCAAGCAAAAGATGGTTATGTTGTAAAGGTCATCAACTCTGCAGAGATAGATGTTGATGATATGTGGTTGAAGTTTAGCACTTCATCTGGAGGTGCTTATGGTGTTGGTACGTGGGAAGAAACTATTGGACCTGGTATTACATATAAGTTTGATCCGTTAACGATGCCTCATCAGCTAGTGCGTCAAGCAGATGGATCTTTTAACTTTGAACCTGTTACTTGGGATGAACGAGTAATCGGTGATCTTACCACAAACCCCGATCCAAGTTTTGTCGGAACAACGATCAAGCATATGTTCCTTTATCGGAACCGTCTTGGTTTCCTATCCAATGAAACGGTGACAATGAGTAGAGCAGGTGACCTGTTCAACTTCTTTAACACTACTGCTCTCACTGCTACAGATGATGACCCAATTGATATTTCGGCATCAACTGCTAAACCAGTTACTCTGTATTATGTTCGACCAACTGCTGTTGGTTTGATTCTGTTTGGTGATACTGAGCAGTTCTTGCTTAGCACTGACTCTGACATTCTGAGTCCTAAGACGGCAAAGATTAATACAATGTCGTCATATGAGTGTGAGCCAGGTATTGAAGCTGTGTCTACCGGTATCTCGACTAACTTTATTGCTAAGACACCTTTGTACACTAAGGTGTTTAACTTGGCTGAAATTCGTAACGATACTCCACCTCTTGCTGAGGAGTTAACATATAATATTCCTGAGTTGATTCCCAGCACTATTGACAGTTTCATTTCTTCTGCTGCTGCATCCATTATCTCTCTTGGAACTATTGGAAGCAGTACTCTTTATCAGTACCGCTTCTTACAGCTTACTGAAAATAGAGTTCAATCTTGGTATAAGTGGACTTTGACTGGCACCCTGCTAGATCAGTTCTTTGATCAAAGCACTTTCTATGCTGTTGTAGCTAATGGAAGTAATGTTGAAGTTCAAGCATTTAATCTTCGTCAATCTAGTGATGAAGGGTTTTTTACCCTTCCTACTGGTGAGAAGACTGATGTGTTTTTGGATTATTGGTCTATTAACCCATATCGTACTTATGACTCCGGTTCTGATACAACCAGAGTCTTTCTACCTTACGATGCTGTAAGCGGTAAAACTTTTGTAGTTGTCGCTCTTGGGGGATACATTGGAGGTAGTAATGAAACCTCTAGTCAATCCGTTGGTGCTATCTTGGAACCAACTGTGGCAGGTTCAGCGGGTGCTTATTATGCAGACATTGACGGTGACTACCGTGGTAGGGATCTGATTATTGGATTCCAATATGAAATGTCCTTGGAACTCCCCAAATTCTTTATTACTAAAAAGGAGGGGAATTATGTTAGCAGTGACCAAATAGCTGATCTGGTTCTTCATCGGATTAATGTTGCTACAAGCCTTAGCGGTCCTGTTACTTATGAAGTAGATCTAACTGGTATTCCCACTTGGGAGAATGTCGTGTCTACTACGTTACCAAACACTTACGTTCTAAATAACGTTAACCTTTCTGCTGATTCTATTCACGTTGTTCCTATCTACCAACGTAATAAGAACACTTCTATCAGAATCATTGGTGATACTCCGTTCCCAGTAACTCTGTTGGATCTGACGTGGGAAGGTAAGTACAGCAACCGTTTCTACAGAGGATCTTAATTTATGAGCAATTCCACCCCTGGGTTCAGCGTAAGACCTGCAACCTTAGAAGATGTACCTGTGATAGCTAAGGATCTATTAGAAGAAGGTGTAGCAGATTTCTTTAGAGCTGGTATGCATCCAGTTCTTTGTATGGCTGCTGATACTCTTTACAGTAACACCTTCTTTCTAATTAGTCCCGATAACAAACCTGCTGCGTTGTTTGGTGTGTATGAAGATGGGTGTGTATGGATGAACATGACACATGAAGTCCGTAGGCACCCTAAAGCTTTTATCAAATGGGCAAGAGAGTTTGTGCAAACCTTGGGACCAGTTCTTTGGAACCGAGTAGATATTCAGAACAATAATCTAAGAAAGTTCTTGAGGCTTATCGGTTTCAAGGTTATCAACGTCGTTCTATGCGACACACGAAACATCTATTATGTGGAATTTGCAAAGGTAAATTAAATGGAGTTTAAAACATTTAAGACAGAGGCCTTTAAAGAGGGAGCAACACTCGGTGCTGGACTTGGTTTGCTTGGTATGGGTTTGGACATGTTCCAAGCGGACCAGGCGTACAACAAGGAAGTCCAACAATGGAAACAGCAGGTAGATGCTACTGCTCGTGCTAACCAACGTCAAGCGTTGATGATCCGAGAAGCTAACACTCGGACTGCTGACATTTATGGTTATCAAACTGGACGGTTTGAAAAGAACCTTGGGTTTATTCAAGAAGAATATGCACGAGCCGGTGAAGATCTTCAACGTCAACTTGGTTCAGAATTTGCTCAATCTGCTTACGCTAAACAAGCACAGCTTTCAGCATTGACACAAGCTGTTGGCTTTAACAGAGCTGCTTTTGAAGGCACAAGTCGCTCACGTCAACGTGCTGATGTTCTTGGAACACTTGGTACGTTTGGTCGTAATGCTGCTATGGAAGCTGAGCGTCTTGCCGGTGTTGTCGGTCAAGCAGGCAGAAGTCGTCAAGCACTTGGGCGTCAAGCTACTCAATCCGTTTTCAACGCCTATGGAGATCTTGGTATTCTTCCAGAGATGCAAAGGTACTTTGGTCAAGAAGCACCTATACGTCCTCAAGCACCTAACATGGGTATGATGATTGCAAGTGGTTTGTTGAATACTGCAAAAAGTGCAGTTACTATGGGTCTTGGAGTTTAATAACAAATGGCACAATCTAAGGAGCTACAACTCCAACAAGGCTATCAAAGTCCTATCCAAGCTCAAGCTTACAATCCGCTTCAAGTTGCAGATGCTTCACAGCAAATGGAGCAGAACCGTGCAACTGCACTGGCTAATGCTCAGCGTGAAGATGCCGCTTTGAGTAAGGCGGATGAAGCTTCAATTGAGTTCGCTAAAAATCTAAACACACAACAACTAGCCGATCTATCCGCTTTATCTAAATCTCTTAAAGAGACAGCAGAAGCTGGGATGAAGGTGTATTGGCAAGCAGAAGCCACTAAAGGCATCAATGCCATTCGTGAGTCTGGTGTTCCATTTGATGAATACTTCAATTGGCATCAAACTAAGCGTAACCTAGAGATTGCACAA